GGAGGGGGAGGATATCAGACGGGGAATGGCGGGGCAGGGGGGAATGGCGTCGGATATACGCAGACGGTGGGGGGAGCGGCTGCGGGGCCGGGTGGTGGGGGAGGGGGGACGGGGGCGAATGGCAATTCGCTGTTTGTCGCTGGGCCGGGAGGGGCCTACGGAGGGGGTGGAGCTGGTGGGCTGGGGAATAATACAGCGGGCGGGCAGTGGTCGCCGGGAGCGCGCGGAGCGGGGGGGCTTATCGTCGTGATCAACGGGACGGTGCTGCCGAGCTGCAGCCGGAAGCTGGACTTTTCAAGGGCGTGCAATTCGCAGTACATCGGGACGGTCATAAGGTGAGGGCGATGAAGCGACAAGCAAAGGCGTGGCTTGGAGTGCTGTTGGCGGGATTGGTGACCTCCGCGCTGGCGGCCGATAATCTGTTAGTTGTCGATCCCGGCAGCACGGTTGTCACCAGGAGCCATGATACGGGTGGGGGAGTGCAGATCCCGCTGGTCGCGATCGGGGACTTCACCGGGGCTACTGTACTGGGGACCGTCGGGACACCGAACTCGAATGTCTTTACGGTGCAAGGGGCGGGAGGTGGGACGGCCCTGCCGGTGTCGCTTGCCAGTACTCCATTGCCCTCAGGGGCGGCCCTTGCCTCGAAACAGCCGGCGATTGGGACGGCCGGGACGGCCTCGGCGGATGTGCTGACGGTGCAGGGGGTGGCGAGCATGACGCCCCTGGCGGGCAACCTCACCCAGGTCAACGGGACGACGATTCTGGCGGGGACTGGAGCAGTTGGAGCGGGGGCGCCGAGAGTCGCGGTGGCGGTCGATGCGGCGACACTGGCGGGGTCAGTCCCGGGGGCGGCGGGGAGTCCGAGTGCGCAGGTTGTGTCGATCCAGGGAGTGCTTAGCGGAACCCCCCTGGGGATCTTCGAGACCCTCAAGACAGCTGGCGGCTACTCGACGTTCTTTCTGCAGCCAGCAGCCTCCGACAATCACGCGACGGTGAAGAATGGCAGTGGGCAGGTTTACCACATCACCGCGCAGAACAACAGCGCGACGATTAACTATTTGCGCCTTTACAACGCGGGGACGGGCTTCAACGGCTGCAACTCGGCCACCAACTTGGTGATGCAGGTGCAGATTCCTGCGTCGACAAGCGTGGGGAGCTTCGATGCCTCTTACACGGCGGGGGTGCCTTTCGGCAGCGGGATCTCGATCTGCGTCACCTCGGGCTACGCGACGAACGACACGACTAATGCTACGGCGACGGCGATGTCAGTGACGATTCTCTACAACTGAGGCAAGAGATGCTTGACAGGGAGAAATTCTTCAGCTCGGTGAGGCAGAAGTTCGGCTCGCTTGATCAAAGTCAGGTCGAGGGATTTGGGAAGATTCTTGATGAGTGGGAACGCCGGGAACTGGAAGACCTCCGATGGCTCGCGTATATGCTAGCAACTTGCTGGCATGAGACGGGGAAGAAGATGCAGCCGATCCGAGAACAAGGAGGCGAGGCTTATCTGAAGAGGAAGCCCTACTATCCATACGTAGGGGAGGGGCTGGTTCAAGTCACATGGAAACGAAACTACGCCAAGTTCGGGGCGACGGAGCCGGGGCAGCTGCTGGAGTGGCCGTTGGCGCTCGAGGCTCTGTTTGAGGGGATGACGAAGGGGATGTTTACGGGGAGGGAACTGGGGGATTACTTCTCGATGCGCCTCGATGATCCGGTTCATGCCCGTCGAATCATCAATGGGCTGGATAAGGCGACGCTGATCGCGGGGTATTACAAGGCATTTCTGGGGGCGTTGGTAGAGGAGGAAACGAAGTGAAGCGAGTGGTTATTCTCCTCGGGCTGGGACTGGCGGGGTGCCAGTCGGGGAGCGAGCAGGGGCTGCTGGCGGCTGGGGCGCTTGTAGGGAATTTGGCTGTTAGCTATGAGTGCGCGCAGCTGCCGCCAGATGTAGCGCTGCAGCAGCTTTGCCGGGCAGCTGGGGGAGAGCTGATAACGGCGGGAGAGGCGCAGGTGAGGGGGCTGTTGGCGAGTAAGAGAGTTAAGAAGGGATAATGAGAGATGAATGATAATCAGCAGCCGCCTGTGCCGACTCAAGCGCTGTGGGACAAGATAGTCAGCGTCGCGCCGGAATTGCGGAATGTGATTTCCTTCACCTGTGGAATTGCGGTCGCCGCTGGGGTGATGAACTCGGCCAGTCAAGCCACTATCATGGACGCGGTGACGCACATTGGAGCTGACGTGGCGGACATTGCGAAATACCTGGGCATCATCGGGGGGATTGTGATGCCGATTCTGGCGAGGAATTCTTCCACGGTGGAGAATTTGATTAGGAGTCTGTATAAGAAAGCCCCGGCGGTGAAGGTGGTGGCGCCTCCGCCGATTGCTGCGGTGACACCTGCCGAGTCGAGTCGGGATGTCGCGGTGGTGAGCAAGGTCTCGGGGCAAGAGCTGCCGACGGGGAAGAGCTGAGGGAGAGCATGGTGGGGGAGGGGGGAATGGAGATGGAAGTAGCGAATTTCATGCAGGCACTTGGGACACTGCTGCTGGGAATCGGGGCCTTCGGAGGGCTGCTGGTTTCGCTCCGAAATGGCAGGAAGGCGGATAGGATCGCAGCGGAGCAGAAGAGGGTAGTGAAGAAGATTGATATCATCTCGGGGAAGGCGGATGTGCTGACGGATCAGACGAATGGGATGGTGGCGAAGCTGGAAGAGGTGGCGAGGAAGAAGGGAGTGGAGGAGGGGAGGGAGTTGGAAAGGGGAGGAGGAAAAGATGTGCTTTAATCTCGGGTGGTTTGAGGCGCTGCTGGTTTGGTTGGTGATTGTCTGCGCGGTGATTGCCATCCTTCGATTGCTGATTCCATGGGTGATTTCCCAGCTGGGTGTTAATCTGGGTATCATCCCGGCGGTCTTGAATATTATCCTCTGGGCCTTCATCGTCATTTGCGTGATTTATCTGATCTTCGACCTGCTGGGATGCCTCGGCGGGCTGTCGTTTCCGAGGCTGAGATGAAGCGAGTTGTGAGGGGGCTGAGATGGGCGAGGATGTGTGAGAGGCCCCCTTGTATCCCGCAGGGGAGGGCGAGAGGAGCGAAGGGAAAGGGAGTGGCTTACGAGCGGCAGCTGGCGGCTTTCTTGCCTCACGCTTCATATGGGCAGTGGTTTGAGTTCGAGGATTCAAGCGGGCTGGGATATTGTCAGGTCGACTTGCTGCTGCCCGATGGGGATCTTCTGATCTGTCTGGAGGCGAAATACACTTGGACGATGGATGCCCATCGAGAACTCCGAGACCTCTACCTGCCGGTGGTCGGGGAGGTGACGAGGAAGGAAGTTAGAGGGGTGGTTGTTTGCAAGGTGCTGACGCCTTACACGCTTCACCCCAGGTCGACCTCGATCGAGGATATGATTTATCATGCCTCGGTTTATGAGCAATCGGTGTGGCATTGGTTGGGGAGTGGAGTTAGGGCGAGGCCCTCGCGCCCACCTTTGCGACGCCCGAAGGTATTGGCGGTTGACGAGCTTCTATCGAGGCGATTAGCGTAGAGTGCCTGAGAGTGTGACTACAGAGCGAAATGGAAAGGACTGACAGCATGTCGAAGCAATCAGAAATCAACGAGGCGGCAAAGCCCAACATGACGCACGAGGGCGCGCCGAGGACGAAAGCGGGGAGCGGGAGTGTCGGTGGAGAGAGGAAGGCCGAGATGAGCGAGGCCTTCGGCTCGAATCCGGGGATGGAGAAGAATCCCCTGAAAGGGGCGGTGACGGAGTTGCACTCTCAGCACCCCGAGAAGCACGATGATCATGGGCCGCACCATGACTCCACAGCGCATGTGAGGCACATGCCGCTGCATGGAATGAAGGGGAGGTGAGATGAGCGATCTCAACAGCACTGAAGCGATTGCCCATCACAAGCTGACGACTACCAGAACTAGCGATTTGGCGAGGTGGCAGGATCGAGGGCCTGCCAACGAGGCGATGGTCGTCAAGGAGAATCACTCGGCGAGCGGGAAGTTCGCCCGAGTGACGAACTCTGGGGGCGAAAGCCTCCGTGAGGCGGTTGATTGTATCAACCGGAGGAGTGGAGTGGACTGCTGAGGGCGCCGAAGGCGCACTGTCCGAGGGTGACGGTTTTCACCTGGGAAGAGAAGGAATAATTCGATGAAGGCACTCGATCGGCCCAGGTGGGCCAAATGGGCTCTCGGGGCGGTTGGTGCCCTGGGGCTTTCCACTCTCGCGTTCGCTGCGGGGTTTTTGACGAACGGACTGCCGACGCCGACGCCAGGAGGTCCGGCGAGTCAGGTCACGTCGAGGTGGCTGCTGCCGGCGGATACCTCGTTGACGGGAGGGCAGAATCCAGCCTCTGTGGCGGTGACGCCGTTCCAGGTCGCGGGGATTTTTGCCGAGGCCTTCCAGAACCTCCAGACCTCGACAGTCCATGCTGCGACGAGCAATACAATTGCCGGGGTGGTGACGACGGAGGCGTTGACGACGGCGGCAGGGGCGACTTATACCTTCACCCTAACGGACTCGCTGATCACCACGGCGACGGTGATGCAGGTGGGGATGTATTCGCTTTCGAATACAGGTGGGGCAATTTCCCTCACCAGCGTTACACCGGCGTCCGGCAGCGTTGTCTTTGTGTTCACGAACACGGGGACTACGGCGTTCAATGGGACGATGAATATCGTCTTTCATGTCTGAAGGAAGGGCTGCCAGCTGAGAGGTTGGCAGCCCTCCGCCCACCTTCAACCATCAAACATCGCCCTCTCCCATGCTCTCCATCGACGCCCAGTTTCCCGAGCCACTCAAGTGCCTCTTCGAGCCGAAGAGGACGAAGGTTCTCTGGGGTGGGAGAGGCGCGGGGAGGTCGTGGGGCATAAGCAGGGCGTTGCTGCTGATCGGCACGAACAGGCCGATTCGAGTGTTGTGTGCTCGAGAGTTGCAGAACTCGATCTCCGAGTCGGTCCACCAAGTCCTCTCGGATCAGATCGTTGCCCTGGGGCTCTCGGATTTCTATACGGTCCAAGCTGCCAAAATCCTCGGCAAAAATGAGACGAGCTTTGTGTTCGAGGGCATTAAGAACAACACGACCAAAATCAAGAGCTATGAGGGGATTGACTATTGCTGGGTCGAGGAGGCCAACAAAGTCAGCAAGAAGAGCTGGGGCGATCTGATCCCGACGATCCGGAAGAAAGGGAGTGAGATCTGGATTTCCTTCAATCCAGAGCTGGAGACCGACTATACATACAAACGCTTTGTGAAGGAGTTCGACCCCTCGACCAGCAGCGTTGTCAAGATGACTTGGCGGGACAATCCGTGGTTTCCCGATGAGCTCAAGTCGGAGATGGAGCGGGATAAGAAGCACGATTATGATCATTATCTCAACATCTGGGAAGGCCATTGCGTGCAGGCCCTGGAAGGGGCGGTCTACGCGAAGGAACTTCGGCGGGCGCAAGAGGAGGGGAGGATTGGGAGAGTCCCCTGGGACAAGTCGGTTGGGGTGCAGACTTTCTGGGACTTGGGAAGGGCCGACAACACGGCGATTTGGTTTGCCCAGCGAGTTGCTATGCAGTGGCGGGTGCTTGCTTATTACGAAGAGAGCGGGGAAGATATCACCCACTTCCTCGCCGAGCTACAGCGACGAGGGTACTACTACGACCTGCACCATCTTCCCCACGACGCCCGTGCCAAGCGCCTCGGCAGCAAGGTGACTATCGAGGAAGTGCTGCGAAAGGCCTATCCTGGGATGACCAGAATCGTCCCGTCGCAAAAGATCTCCGATGGCATTAATGCTGCCCGGTTGGTGCTCGGGCAGTGCTGGTTCGACGAGGATCTCTGTCAAGACGGCCTTTCCGCTCTCCGGCACTACCGCTACAAGGTCATCGACGGGCAACTGTCGAAGGAACCTCTGCATGATTGGGCCTCTGACGGCGCAGATGCGTTCCGGTATATGGCGGTGGCGTTGAAGGTGCCGCAGAGGGGCGATGGGGTGCTCGCGAGATTGGCTCGGGCCGCCAAGCGCGAGAAACAGCCTCCGCGCGAGTCTCGTGGTGCTTTCCTGGGTTGGCTGTCGTGAGCAGAGGACTGTCAAGTGGCCGCTGATGCAGACCTTTCCGCCACGGATGTTCTCTCGGGCGACCCGGTTGTTGCCGAGGCGAAGAGAAGGTGGAAGAGGATCGCCGAGTGGGAGTCGAGCTTCCGCACGCGATTTATCGAGGATTTGAAGTTCCGCCACGGCGATAGCGACAACGGCTTTCAGTGGCCCAACGCCATCCGGCAGGCGCGAGATCAAGACTCCCGCCCTTGCCTCACCATGAACATCATCCGGCAGCACAATCTGCAGATCTCGAACGACCTGAGGAAGAATAAGGCCTCGGTAAAGTTCGTCGGGACAGGGAACGGGGCGACAGCGGAGAGCGCGAGCATCTACAGAGATCTGATGAGGAGGATTGAGTATAAGTCGAGGGCGCAGACCTCCGCCTACACGATGGCCAGGGACTTCATGATCGACGGGGGGATTGGCTGGGTAAGGCTGATTACCAAATACTCCGACAGCGAGTCGATGGATCAGGAGATCGAGCTCTGGCCAGTTTTGGATCCACTGAGTGTTTTCATGGACCCAGATTGTGAGCAGCATGACTGCAGCGACGCCACTCATTGCCTCGTCATGGACTCTCTGCCGAAGAGAGAGTTCAAGGCGGCGTATCCGAAGTATGCCCATCTGGCGAGCCTCGCCCCTCTCGGCGTTGGCGTAATAAGCGACGACTGGGTGACCGATGAGCTGGTAAGAGTCTGCGAATACTTCCGCCGAGTTCCCAAGAGTGATAAACTCGTCAGCTTCGTGCACCAGGGGCGTCGGCAGACCATCCGGAAGAGTCGACTGCACAAATCAATGCATGATGCCGTCTTGGCGGATCCGATGACCCAGGTCCGCGACATTGAAGACTCGGAGATCGAGTGGTTTTTGATTGCGGGGGAGGAGGTGATTGACAGCACGATTTGGGTCGGGAAGTATATCCCCTTATTTCGCTGCGTCGGCGAGGAGACTAGAATTGAAGGAATTCTCGATCGGAAAGGCCACACTCGGGCGATGAAAGACGCGCAGAGGATGTATAATTACAACTCCTCCGCGCAGGTGGAATTCGCGGCCATCCAGGGGAAGACGCCGTGGACCGGGGCGGCTGATGCGATTGAGGAGCTGGAACAGCTCTGGAACACGGCCAACAGAACAAATCACTCGTTCCTCGCTTTCAAGCACCTCGACTCCGAAGGCAACCCCATCCCCGACTCGGCTCTCCCCCGTCGGATCGAGCCCCCCAACTTCGCCCCGGCGTATCAGCAGGGCATGGAGACCGCCTTCAATCAGATGATGATGGTTTCCGGGCAATATGGGAATGAGCTGGGGCAGCAGGGAAATGAGAGGACTGGGGCGGCGATCCAGAAGAGATTGAACCAAAGTGCGACCTCGACTTTCCATTTCCAGGACAATTACGAGGAGATGCTGCAGGCCATCGGGAGGGCGATTATCGATCTCGTCCCCAAGATCTACACCTCGAAACAGGTCATGCAGGTCATGGCGGATGATGGCACCGACTATGAGCTGGAGATCGACCCGGCGGCCCGCCAGGCGTATTTGGAACACAGGTCGCACAACAATGAAATAGTCAAGAGGGTTTTCAATCCGACAGTTGGGAAGTATGACGTGGCGGCCAAAGTAGGCCCCGAGTACGGGACGAAGCGGGAGGAGACGGTCGAGGCCTTGACGTTGATTTTGACACAGGCCCCCGGATTGTCGGGTATCATCGGCGACATTCTGATGAAATCGATGGACTTCGAGGAAGCGCAGGAAGCGGCCCAGAGATTGAAGAGGATGGTCCCGCCGCAAGCGCTGGGACAGGGACCGACCCAGGCAGAGCAACAGCTGCAGGGGCAGATTCGCGCTCTGCAGGTCGCGCTCGAGAAATCCCTCCAGATCCAGGGGAAAGAACGGCTCAAGCTGGTCGGGAAAGATCAGATGAGGGACATCGATGTCTATGAGGCGGAGACGAAGAGGATGGCGGCGTTGAAGGATATGCTGCCGACCGATCCGCAAGGACTGAGAGAGATGATTGGGCAGATGGTCCAGGAGTCCCTCCAGACCTCGCTGGTGCCCATTTTGACGGCAAACGCGCCGGATATGAGCGAAGGCGGGCCACCACCCCCTGCGAACAGCAATCCCCCCGCGTCCTCTGCGCCCGGCGAGGCCCCTCCAGTCCCTGGGGCGCAGAAGGCTCACGACGGCGAGTGGTATCTCGCTGATCCGACGAGGAAGGGGAGGTATCTTCACATCGCACCTCTGGCGCAGGAACGCTCGAATCCTCGGGTGATCTCGAATGCCTGATCTCGATGATCTCTCTGGGAATCCGCTGCTGCCAGCGGACGCCAACGACCCAGCCCTGCGGGCCTTTCTCGCGCCGAAGGCGGTCGTCGGGCCTTCGCCGAATCCTCTGGTTGGGGGAAATGTCGACGCCCTCGGGCGGACTCCTCAGCAAGCGGCAAATATGCGCGCGAATCCCTCGAGAGTTCCGGCGGGAGCGGGGCTTCCGACTCAGCCGACGGTGAATGCTCAGACTGTCGCGGCGAATCCAGCCTCAGCGGCTGTTAGCGACGCGTCGGTTCGGCAATACGTCCTCAATCGAATCGCAAAGAGCGAAGCCTCGGACTATAATGTGATGTATGGGGGGAGTCGGTTTAGCTCGTTCGCGGATCATCCTCGACAGCTCTTCCACACGCCTGATGGGACGCCTACTCACGCAGCGGGGAGGTATCAATTTCAGCCCGGGACTTGGGATGCCGAAGCAAAGAATCTGGGGCTGAAAGATTTCTCTCCGGAGAGTCAAGATGCTGCGGCGTGGGATCTTGCCCAGACAACTTACAGGCAAAACACACACCGGGATCTCTCGGCGGATGTCCGAGCGGGGAAGACACAGTGGAGCGCGCTGGGAGATCAGTGGTCGAGTTTGAAGAACTCCGCGGCAGGGGGAACTCCCTCGGCTTCGAATTCAGCTGCGCCTTCGGGAGCGGCTGGGGGGCAGCCGAATGCTGGAGGAGGTTCGCCATTGGCCGCCGAAGGCACTCAGGCTGCCCCTTTCCAGCCCATCGGCCAGTCGTCGATGCTGCCGCTGATGCTGCTGCAGAATCTCTTCCCTCAGCACAAGTTTACTCCAGTTCAATATGACCCGTTTGCGGTCGCGCCGAAGCTGGGCTGACAGTCGATGGCCTCGCCGAACCTCACTCCCGTCGATTTCGATCCTTTCCAGGCCGAAGGCGAGGACTCTGCGGCAGCCCTCATGCGTTACGAGCATCATCTGCTCGAGATGCAGGAGCAGCAGCAACAGGCGACCCACCAACAATCGATTCCAGAAACTCCTCCGGGGGAGGGGTACTGGCAGGGCGTTCTACGGAGAGGGGGAGAGATTGGAAGCGAGAGGTTGGCGAGGCTCGGCACAACGCTGCGAGCGCCGGGAGAGGCTCTCTGGGGGATGAGAGGATTCACGCCGGAGGAGCAGCAGCAGGCGGGGAGCTCGCTGGCGGGGCTGGCGATGACCGGAGGGTTTGGGAGGGCGATGCTGGCGGGGGAAGTGCCCGCCAATGATTTGCTGGGGATCATCGCCGGCAGGTCGGCGAAGACCGCCGATCTGGAGGCCCTCGCTACGCGCAATCGGATTGCTGGGCCCCCGACCTACGACCCGAGAAATGTCGGGGCCTGGAGACAGACGGGATGGTATTACGGCCCGGAGGGGCTGCCGAAATTCGAGATCTCGGACGAGGGGGCGAATCTTGTTAAGAGCCCAATGGGAGATAGGCAAGCAGGGGATTTTGCTTATCAAGCGATGCATGATGCAGGACCTGGGACGACGAGAACTCTCGGGGAAATCTGGGATCACCCCGCTCTCTACGCCGCTTACCCTCATCTCGCGGAGATGCCAGTAGAGTTCGGAGAGAAGCTGGGAGCGCTGGGGAGTTACAGCCCGGTTAATAAGAAGATAACTGTTGGCAAGCAAGTCCTCTCCGGTGACCCGTTCTCCTTCGAGCAGACGCTGGCTCATGAAGTCCAGCATGCGATTCAGGACTTCGAGGGATTCGGGAAGGGCGCAACGGATAGGTACTACGATCCGAAGCTGCATGAAGCGGCGATAGCGTTGCATCAACAGGTCCAGGCAAAAACAGCGGGGTTGAAATCTATGCTTCAGCTGTCGCCTGAGGATCAGAAGTGGGTGCAGGAGGCGAATGCGACGCTCGATAAATACTCCGACTTCATGAAGAAGTTCGGCGTGACGGGCTATAAACTCTCAGCGGGGGAGAACGAGTCCAACTCGGTGATGAATCGGCTGGAGCAGTCAGCAGCCCAGAACAAGCTCGTGCCGCCCTGGAAGACTGTGAAAGTCCCGATCGAGTCGCAGGATGTGGTGCCGCAGTGGACGAGGCCGGGTTATGAGAGACCTCCCGGGGGATTTGGGCCGGAGAGTCCGGTGCCGATTGACAGACTTGTCGGAGGGGGAGGGGGGAAAGGCCCTGCTGACGGCGACGTGGCGAAGTCGACCGAGAAGGCGCTGGTGACGCCGAGTGCCGAGGCGAGTCCGCCACCAGAGGCAATCCAACGGCTCGTCGAGGAGGCCAAGGCGACGAAATGGACTGTCGATCGCTCGCACGATGTCCCTTACGGCGCGGGGGCGAGCGAGTCGTTCGGCAAGACCTACATAGACCGTCGGATCCCCTCGAAAATGAGAGTCGGGGGGAAGAGTTTCGATCCGGCGGAGTTCCTGCAAATCCACGAGCAGGTGGAGCACAAGTTGATGCTTCACGGACTCACCTACGAGCATGCGCATCATTGGGCGACCTCGGAGGAGAGGGCAGCGGTTGAGGCTGCGGGGCTGAGTTGGAAAAAGTACGAGAAAGCGATGGAGCGGTATCTGGATGTGACAGAGGCAGAGCGGGACGACAGCAAAATGCCCTCCGACCTGTACACCAAACCGTACTCGCACTCCGATCTGAGGAGATATAAGGGAAAGAATCATGTCCATTGAGAAGAAGATTGCCAAAGAACAGCGCCGACAGCGAATCGCCCATGCCCACTTTCTCGTGGCTGATACAGCGAAGCAGATGGGCCATGAGTTGTTCGAGCGGGCGATGCAGCAGAATGATTGGTATGAGCTGCTGAAGAAGAAAAACCCCGGGGCGGATCTCCAGAAGCTGGAAAATCAGTTCGTGGAAAAGATGTGGCCGACTCTGGTGGAAGAGGCTCGGGCCACCTTGGTGGGCATGTTGCGCACCCCCATTGACGAGACCTCGAAAGAGCGCATCATGGAAGCCTTGCTGCTCGACAACCAGCTGGTGAGAGGGCGCAAAGCGGGTGGGCATATCAAGCTCAATTAAGGCTTCGCCTGGGATGCCCCTCTTCCACCGGCAGCTGTCGACCTCGGCGAAGTTGGATTTGATTCTGGAGAAATTGGAGAAACTCATGGCGCAAGATGACGATCTGACAGCAGCCGTTGTGGCCCTCACGGGGAAGGTAGATGGGCTGGAGAAGGCGATCGCCGATGAGATCGCGAGGATTAATGCCACTCCCGCAGCCTCCGACCCGGTTGTCGCCTCGGCGATCGCCAACATCAACGGGCTGCTTGCGGGGCTGCAAAGCTCGACTGATGCGGTGAATGCGGTGGCGTCAGCAGCGGCGCCTTCGACTGCGGCGGCGAAGACCTGATAGGAGAGGCTCGGAATGGCCGAGGTTAAAATCGAGGAAATCAAGCCCCTCGAAGGGGCGACGGGAGGGGCAGTGTCCCAACCGGTGGTCGTCGAAGGGGCGACTGGCACGTCGGCAGCAGCGCCCATCGTCGGCGCAACTGGCCCGACTTCTCCCCCTCCGCCGCCTACCCCAGTTCGGGATTGGCGAGAAGACCGCATTGCCAAACTCACCGCTCAGCTTCACTCGGCGAAGGAGGCCCTCGAGGCTGCGAAGGCGACGACCCAGCAAGCGACGGGATTGACGCAGGCGGACGTGGAGAGGCTTGCCAACGAAAAAGCTGTCGAGCTGGCAGCCACGCAGAAATTCAACGCAGATTGCGATCAAGCGGCCAAACTCGGCCGATCGGAATTCCCCGATTTCGAGGCCCGGATTGGGGAGCTCCGGCGGTTGGTGACTGCCGGGGATCCGACCTCCCAGGCCGCGCAGGTGGCGATGGTGCAGGCGGCTCTCCAAACTGGGCAGGCGCATCGAGTCCTCCATCGCCTCGGCGGGGACTTGAACGAGGCGGCGAGGATTATGTCCCTCAGCCCGGTGGCGATGGCCGTTGAAGTCGCCAAGCTAGCAACCGAGCCCTCTGTCGTCGACCCGAAGCCTCTCCCCAAGCCGATCACCCCGGTTGGCGCGCGGGGGGCTGTCCACACCGATATCTCGCCCGATGACCCCGAGCGCGGGGGGACGCTGACGATGGCGGAGTGGATGAGAAGGCGGGAAGCGCAAGTGCAGGAGAGGTGGAAGGCAAGGGGGAGGTGATGGAGAGTGTGAAGAATCTCCCTCTCTGCGAGTCGCCCATTCCGCTGCCAGAATGGTGTGAGGCGAGGAGAGGGAAGCTGGGGAGGGAGGAATTGTTCGTCCTCTGGGCTCCAGAGCATAACATGCACTGCGATGCCCTTGCGCCAGTCGACGAGGCGACTGTGAAGGCAATGCTTGTCAATCTGGAAGGTGCTATCTCGGCAATGCGGTTCTGAGTCCCGCTTAACGACTCTGTTGGAGATCCAAGCGCCTCCGATTTTCGCGCTTGGGAGCCCTTTGCCCTCTCTGGCACTGGTCGCCCTTGACGAGCTTGGGCAACTCGTTTTGAACAGTCGCCGCCAGAGGCGATTTGAAAGGACGCCAAGATGGCCAACACTCTTCTCACTATCAACCTGATCACCCGGGAGGCCGTGAGGCTTTGGAAAAACAGCAACGCCTTCTTGCAGAACGTCGACATGCAATACGACGAGTCGTTTGCTGTCAGCGGGGCGAAAATCGGCAGCACGTTGCGGATCAGGCTGCCGAATGATTTCACGGTTGTCAAGGGCCCGGCCCTGTCCGTGCAGGACACCTCGGAGCAGTCAACCACTTTGACACTGGCAACCCAGGCTCACGTCGATGTTGCCTACTCGACCGCCGACCGCACCCTCTCCCTCGACGATTACTCTCGGCGCGTGCTGGCGCCAATGGTGAACAACCTGGCAGGCCAGGTCGCCGTGGATATCATGGGGGCGAGCGAAGGAGGGGTTTGCAACTTCGTTGCGAATCAGGACGCCTCGAGCGTCATCATCAACCCGAACCAGGGGACGTATCTCAACGCCGGGGCGAGCTTGGATCTCAACTCCGCGCCCATTGCGAATCGGAAGATCGTCAACTCGCCCAGGACGGAGGCGAGAGTTGTCAGCTCTCTGTCGGGCCTCTTCAACCCGACCAGCGAGGTTTCACGCCAGTATATCACCGGGCGGATGTATGATGCCCTGGGATTCATCTGGATGAAAGACCAGACGGCCATTACGCATACGAATAGTGCGCTGGCGCAGGGCAGCGCGACGGTGAATGGCGCCAACCAGACGGGCCTCAACTTGACCGTCAACGCGCTGGCGCAGGCCCTCAACCAGGGAGATATCATCACCATCGCGGGCGTGAATGCTGTCAACCGGATCACCAAGCAGGACACGGGAGAACTGAGGCAATTTGCTGTCACCGCCCCGGTGGCGAGTGGCGCGACCTCGATCCCCATCTACCCGGCGATTGTCCCGGGAGGAGTCGGCGGTGCCCAAGTCCAATACCAGACTGTCACCGTCTCGCCGGCGAATGGCGCGGCTGTCAACCCGACGAACGGCCTTGCTGCGTCGACAAAGTATAGGAAGAATATCGCCTATGCCCCCGAAGCTGTCACCCTCGCCACCGCCGATCTGGAGATGCCTCAGGGCGTCCATGAAGTCGCCCGGGAGGAGTTCGACGGGGTGTCGATGAGGATGATCACCGATTACTTCATCGGGACTGACCAGCTGATCACCCGCCTCGACGTGCTCTACGGGTTCCTGTGGATCAGGCCCGAGTGGGCGGTTGTCGTGGCAGACGCGATTTAACGGCTGAAGAGCAGAAAGGACTTCTCAGATGGACGATCCGAATCAAGTTACCTCCGACAAGAAGCATGCCGCTTTGACACAGCATCATGTCGACAAGCTCGCCGCGGCCTTCGGCATGTCGACGACTCCCGGGACGCTCCGCGAGGAACTCAAGGCGAAGCTGCAGGCGATCTGCGGGCTGGATCATCAGCGGGCAGCAGCGGTCGGCAACGCCCTTGATGCCGCCCACGCTGCTATCGACGAGCTAGCGGCGAAGGGCTTCCCTTTCCAACTCGCCGAGGGGGTGGCATCGACGATGACTGGTAGCCCGCAAGAGTGGCCGAAGATGCTCTACCAGAACAGCGGCGAGGCGAAGGTGTTCGACGCTCCGCCGACGGAGAAAGATGGGGGACCGTGGTTCGAGCATCCGACCGAGCGGCCGACGGCGACGGAGGCCTCGCCTACTCCTTTGGCGAAGCCCTCGACGGCAGCTGCAGGTCGGAGATCGTAGGGTGCCTCCCGTTAGCAAAGCGCAGAATCGCGCGATGCGCGCCGCTGCCGAGGGAAAGTCGACCCTCGGCATTCCGAAGAAAGTCGGGAAGGAGTTCACAGCGGGCAGTCCGAAGATTAAGGGGCTGCCTGAGAAGGTCAAACCCCCCAAGAAAGGGAGATAACTGGTGGCCAGACAGAACAAGCGCTTTACCATCTACGATGCGATGGAGGCAGCGGGGCACTTCGACATCAACCCCGCGAACAGCTACGCCATCGATCCGACGACCAAGCAGTCGATCTACAAGAGGGCCGAGCATCCGAAGATGTTCTTTCACCCCCAGGGGGAGGAGAAGATCACCGTTCCAGCGGAGGAGATTTTGACTCCGTTCGGGCCGAAGAGGATTGGAGAGCAGAGGGAGTTGATCTGGAAGGTCGCGGCGAATAAGGCCGAGGAGGAAGAACTCCGCGCAGAGGGCTGGTGGGATCATCCGGCGGATGCGATCGGCGCGAGGACGGGTAAGGCCCCGGAGAGGAGCTCGGATGAGACCATCTCGAAGTTGATGGCGGAGCTCGAGGCGAAGAAGGCCGAGCTGGCGGCGGTGACAGCTGTGAGTCGCCAAGCCACAGCTGTCGGCCCTTCTATCTCCACAACGAAAGCGGCGAAGTAAGGCGCGGCGATGTCCCAGCTGCTGCCCGACACCACCACCGTCAACGATCTCTGCATCGCAGCGCTCAAGGACTGCGCCGCGATTGGGGTCGGGCAGACGCCTACGGCGGAGGATATTACCGACGCGTGGGCGAGGCTGCAGTGGATGCTGCAGGAGTGGCAGAGACGAAGGTGGCTGGTTTATCACGATATTGTTGTCAGCATTGTTAGCACGGGCGCCCGGCGGTACTCGATCGGGCCACCCCCTGCCGACATCCAACTCGGGGGAGACTTTAACCAGGACTTCAACGACGATTTCTCGGGATTTGCGGTCGCGCAGGGCGGAGGACCGCAGAGGCCGGATAAGATCGAATCGGCCTGGTTGCGCCAGCTGACACAATCGCAGCCCAATCAGATCGACTACCCGCTTGAGTTGATTCACTCCCTGGAGGACTACGGGCGGATCGCCCTGAAAGGACTCGTCAGCTTCCCGGGAGTGATCTTCTACGACCCAGCGTGGCCGCTCGGCTACCTCTACCCCTGGCCCGTTCCGCAGGCGTCGATCTACTCGATCCACGTGGTGATCAAAGAGCAGATGCCTTCCAGCTTCCCAAATGTCGCGACGAAGTTTCACCTGCCATACGAGTACTACGTGGCAATTGTGTCGAATCTTGCCATTCGCCTCCGGCCGAAGTATGGGATTGGCACTTTCCCCGGCGATATGCTCCCGTCGATTGCGAAGTCCTCCCTCGACGCCCTGCGAGGGGCGAATACGGCGATCGCAGAACTCACCGCTGATCCCGCTCTCCAGCGCGGAGGGATCTACAACATCTTCTCGGATCGATTCTATTAAGTCGGCAACTAACTGGAAAGGAGCCCTCAGATGGGCATTTCTGTCATCTCGCTGCTGAAGAGCTTCTTCCCTTCGGGGCTTCGACTTGTTGATGCTGGCGACCTCCAGCAGCTCACCAACATCCTCGCCAGCGGGGCGAGCGGCATCACGGCGCTGGTGAGTGGCACCGCCGTCACCTCTCCCCTCCTCACCGCCTCGGACAACCAGATCGACACCTCGACGGGCAGCGGCACCGACTCGGTAACCCTCCCCCCGGCGCATACAGGCCAATCTGTCGCTGTCAACAACAACACCGCGAATACAATCAAGATCTGGGCGAATCCGGCGAACCAGGACAACGGCGGCACCGCTGACACGATCATCGATCACGGGACGACAGGGGCAGGGGCGGCGAGTGTCACCATCGCCTCCGGGCTGATCTACACCTTCAGCTCGGCGAAGGCGGGAATTTGGAAGGCGAGTTCGTCGGCGTGACGACCGAAAGTTGATGGACTTGGCTGATGCCTCGAATCCCTCTGCTCGGAGGCGCTTACACCTCTCGGTCGATAATCGCCAACTGTATGCGATGCATCAACTATTACCCCGAGATCAACCCGAAGAACTCCCCAGTGCCAGTGACTTTCTATCAACGTCCGGGACTGGTGCCCCGAGCGCAGGCGGCTACGGCGAGCGGAACTGTTAGAGGCCTTTATCGAAGCAGTCAAGGGAAGAGCTTCGCCTGTATCGGCCAAGAAATCTACCAGATCGACGCCAATTGGAATTTAATCTCCCTCGGCGCTCTCAATCAAGTGGCGTCGACTCCCGTCAGCTTCGCCGACAATGGCGTGACGATGGTGATAGCGGATAACAGCTCGACGGGCTATGCTGTTAATCTGGCAACCAACGCCTTCTCCGTCATCGTCGACCCGACGGGGACTTTCACCGGAGCCACCGGCTGGGACACGATCGACGGGTTTTTGATCTGGAACATCCCTGGGACGCCGATTTGGGGGAGCACGCTGGATAACGTCCTGACCTTCAATCCCCTCTACACGGCGGCGAAGAACAATTATCCAGATCCACTGCAGAGGCTGATCTGCAATAGACATCAGATTCTGCTGCTCGGGGCCTTGAAAAGTGAAATCTGGTATAACGCTGGCAACCCCAACTTCCCCTTCGCGGAGCTGCCGGGCAGTTACATCGAGCATGGATGTATCGCGCCTTACAGCGTCGCTACGGCGGACATTAACACCTACTGGCTGGGGCAGGACCTGCAAGGCCAGGGGATTGTCTTTCGGCAGAGGGGGTATCAGACGGAGAGGATCTCGAATCACGCCCTCGAGCTGGCGATTGGCAGAATGGCCAAGAGCTCGGGCATTTCCGACTGTATAACCTATATCTACCAGCAAGATGGCCATGTATTTGTAGTTTTTAACTTCCCAGCGGGGGACCAGACCTGGGTGTGGGACGAATCAATTGGAGATCCCCATAATGGCTGGCACCAACGCGCTTGGACTGACGCCAACGGCAATCTGCACCGCGACCGCACCAACTGCTGTGCCAACATAAATGGGGGGATCGCCGTCGGCGATTGGCAGAACGGAACCATCTACACCCTCGACCTCGACACCTACACCGACACTCTAACTGTCGGGGGGACGCCTGGGCCTCTTAGCTGCATCCGCACTTTCCCTCACATCACCGCTGGGGCAGATCGGACCTCCGGGCAACTGGTGGAGAACGATGGGAAGAGGTTGCAGATCAACAAATTCATCGCCGATATGGAGGTCGGCGAAGCCCCGCTCGATGCTGCTGGCAATCCCGCGACGGTGAATCTGAGATGGAGCCTCGACCGCGGGAAGACCTATGGGAATGATGTGCTGCAATCTGCTGGCGCCCCGGGGGAGTATCTAACCAGCCCGCTGTGGCAGCCTCTCGGCATTGGCAGGGATATCGTCATCGAGCTTGCTCATTCGATTGCTGGCTCAGCAGCCCTCAATGGTGCGTGGGTCGATGTGCAGGTGGCGAGGAGCTAACAGCTGATGGCCAGCACTCCAGTAGCTCAAATTGGCATCCCGCAGTGGAACTCCCCCTTCGTCGACCTGACGACAGGGAATGTCACATACCAGTGGCAGAGATTTTTGCTCGCTCTTTGGCAGGGGAGCGATCTGGCGGTTGGTGCTCCGGCGCAGCCGCAGGTGCCGGGGGCCAGTCCGTTCAACTTCACCGCGCCGATCGCGGGGTCAATGGCGGCGAGCAAAGGGACTGTCCAGATCTCGAGAGATCAGGGGGTGACGTTTTTGACCGTGAGCACCACAGGAGGATTATTCCCCCTGCGCTTCGCCGATGAAATTCGGATTAGCTGGACAGGGCCAAACCCCGTCATCACCTGGCTCCCCGACGCATGATCTCTCCTTTCATCATCTTCGCCCTTCCGAGATCGAGAACCGCCTGGCTTTCCCGATTCCTTAGCTATTCAACTCGGCGCTGCGGGCATGATATCTCGATCGAGTGCCAGTCGATGTCCGACTTCCTCGGAGCCTTTGGAAGCGGGGGGATCGACGGGACAGTCGAATCGGGGGCCGTTCTCGGTTGGAGGGTCATCAAGCAGTTCCTCCCTCGAGTCCGATTTGTGACTGTCAGGCGGCCTATCGGAGAGGTCTACGAGTCGCTCGCCAAGTTCGGCCTTTATCCGACAGCCGGGGAGTTGGAGACCAAAGACGAATTGCTCGATGTTGTCGAGACTCTCCCAGGGACTCTCCGCTTTGACTATCACGAACTCTCCGACGGCGAGGTCGCGAAGCGCCTCTTCACGCATTGCCTTCAGCTGGCATTCGACGAACAGTGGTGGAGGAGCTGGGAGCAGACGATCGTGCAGATCGATATGCCGGCCCGATTGGACCGCCTCCGGGAGAATTACCCCCGGCTGCAGGCTCTCAAGGTCGAACTCGCGGAGTTGCTGGCGAGCTCGCCCGGGTTGGGACTTAACTGAGATGGTTCCCTCTGTGAGCACGCAGGTCGAGCCCTTTCGGGCGATTTGGCCGGAGGTCGACGAACTCGGCCGGGAGCACTTCGCGGAGGTCGATGGGGGAGTGGAAGCGAGGAGATACTATCGCCTGGACGAGGAGGCCATGCGGCGGATGTGCGAGAGTGGAGTGCTGAGGATTCTAACGGCCCGAGCGGAGGAGAAGCTGGTGGGATATCTGACCTGGCAGATCTCGCTTGATGTCGAGGCCAAGAACCTACTCATCGCTCAGCAGGGCGCCTGGTTCGTCCGGCCTGGATATCCGAAGGCCGCCTTCCAGCTCTTCGAGCATAGCGTACGATATCTGCGCACTCTGGGCGTGCAGTGCATCTTCCCCCATCACCGGCTGCAGGGGAGAGGGCAGAGGCTATCTCGTTTCTTCTGCCGGCGGGGGGCGAAGCCCATACAGCAGACTTATTCACTCTGGATCGGAGCCTAGCCATGCCGTCAATCTCTGTCCCTGGGGCGATTCTTGGTGGTGGGTTGTTGTCGGGAGCGGCCGGGATTGGCAGCGCCCTTATCGGCAGCAGCGCGGCAAAGTCGGCCGCCAACACGCAAGCCCAAGCCGCAGATTTGGCTGGCGCGAGGCAGCTGCAGATGTTTGATACCGTCAGGGCAGGACTGGAGCCTTTTCGGACTGCCGGAGCCGGGGCGACGAGCGGGTTGGAGGCGCTGTTCGGCGGGGGACTTTCCAGCCCCGCCTATTCGGCGCTCTCGCAGGCCCAGCTCCCCTCCTTCTCCTCGATGTTTGGCAGCCCGCAGGGGATGCAGAGTTGGCTGTCGAACACCCCAGGGTATCAGTTCGCCCTCCAGCAAGGCGAACAGGCCACCCAGAACTCCTATGCTGCGCAAGGCCTCGGGCAGTCAGGTGCGGCCCTCAAGGGCGCAGCTCAATACGCCGAGGGCCTCGCCGGGACGACTTTCCAACAGCAATTCCAAAATTGGCTCAATGAGAATACCCAGAGATACGGGCAGGTTTTGCAAGGAGTGCAAACGGCAGCGACGGGATTGCAGAACCTCGCCGGGACGGGCGAGGCAGCGGGGGCGATGACGGGTCAATTAGGTGTTCAAAGTCAGACCGCAGCGAATCAGCTTCTCACGTCCGGAGCAGCCGCCCAGGCCGCTGGCACCGTCGGCTCTGCAAACGCCATCACCGGGGGACTGAATACGCTGGCTGGGGCGGGCACCAACACCGCCCTGATGCTGGCACTCAACAACTCCGGGATGTTCGGGGCGAGCGGAGCTGGCGCGCTCGGGGTGTCGCCGAATAATTACTGGGGACCGGGACAGGGCGCCTGAAAGGTGAAAAGAGATGGTCGATAATCCGTTGACGGGAAGCTCGCCGCAGGCGATCCCCGGAGCCCAGCCTCCCTCCTCCCCGCAATCAGCGGGGGATCCGATGCAGGCAGCGCTGCAGGCTGCCCATGGAAAAAGCTCGGCGATGTTTCAGCAGCTGCAGCAGAGTCGCAAGATGCTCGATGCCGTCCGAAGCAAGCTCGACTCTCTCACCTCGAAAGGGGATGTCGTCACCCCAGAGGATGTCATCAAGGCCGCCGGCGATTTGACAGCCCATGGACTCGACCCGAAGGCACTCGCCCAGCTTCTCTCGACGATGCCGGAGGGTGGGGGAATGGGGCTGGCGGCGTGGGTGCAGCAGCAGGACGAGATGGCGAAGCAGCGGGAGATGGCGGTTGACCAACAGCTGGGCGGGGCCGCCCACCAACAGGGCGTCGACGCGATGCATTTGCTGATGCATCAGCATATGACGAGCCCGAAGGCGAGTTCGCCACAGCCCTCTGGACAGCCCTCTGCTGGCACGCCCTCTCCACAGCAGCCTAACCCTCTAATGTAATTCGGCAAGGGGTAAATCTTATGGAATCCCGAAACAAATACAACCCAGACTGGAATCCCGAACTCCGTTTCCGGCTCGAGGCTATTACAGTCGACAAAATAACCCGAATCGATGGGGATGATTTTTTCTACAGTAACGTCGATAGAGTTGTCTCGAAGTCCGAGCTGAAGAACTGGCGCGATGACCTCGCGCCACAGGTAGGCGATTATATTTGGCATCAATATAACGTCGAGACAGATAATCTCGAGCCGTATATCTCTTGTAATCGAGAAATGTTCGATAAACATACCTGTCGGCGAGATATCCCTGGCCTGCCAACTCTGTAAGGAATCACCCTTATGCCCGACGCTTCTGGAATCCGCCCGGACATCTCCCTCGGTGTAGCCCCAGCTGGGGGCGCTGCGCCTGTCAACCCGCTGGGGATGATGGGGCAATTGTCGGAGATCCAAAATCGCCTGAATCAGAATCGGCTGTTCCAGCAGGAATTCCAAGCCCGTCAG